TCTTGATTTCATCGAGGCGGGCCTTAACAGCCAGATCGATAACCGATAGCTTGGACTCAGATAGTGAGTAGCTTCCGCCACCTCCACCCGATCCAAGGGCTAGCACGTCAGCGAACAGGCCAACCAGAATCTCTTGGTTGTAGCGCTGGATAATCGCGTCTGTGTCGTAACGGGAAGTTCCGGAAATACTCTTGATGTCGAAGTCGAACATCTTGTTGCCCTTATCGTCGGTAACGTAAGGCAGGATGATTCCACTTTCACGAGCTTGGTGAGCATTCACGAGGGCTTTCTGGAACATAGCGAGAGATTCTTTCTTATCGTCCGAAGCATCCGATACCAGATACTCAGGCGGCAGGAACAGAATCTTGAATGCGTTAGCATCTTGGGCAGTGCCCAGAGCTTCCGATTCTTGGTAGGCTTGTTTCATCTTCCATGCTTGCCAGACACTAGAAAGAGGCGAAGTTCCTGTCGGACTGTCTTTCTGTGGGTTGTGTCGGAAGTTCATGAATTTCTTACGGGGAATAAACTTTTGCTGAATCTCTTTGGGCGTCTGGATATACCCCCAGCCCTCATACGGACGAACATCAGATGCATTGACTAGGATGTTCTGCCAGAATCCAGCAAGTTCTTTTCCATTCCCTGTCCAACGCCACCTATCGATGGAGTCTTGCGAACGAAGAACAAGCTTGCGAGGTGCAATCAGTAGGTCATTATACTTACTGCCCTTGGCCTTCTCTCTGTAGCGATAAATCTTTTCGACTGGGGCGAATCCGTAGCGACCGAAAGATGCAGCTTGACGAATGAAGTCCGTCCAAGTGTGTTCCATATCACTCATGCATTGCTTGAGGAATACAGCGTGGTCTTTCAGTTTCTCTTCATAGCCATCAGGAATCTTTACTTCCCAATCCGCAGTAGCAACTTTGTTGTCCACATAGTCGAGGGCAGCAGCAATGGAAGCGTCTTTCGACATCTCCTTGAACGTCTGCATGGCTTGTGGCCAGCGGAGTTCTTCTTGGCATTCTTCGAAGATGTTCCCACCGAGAACGACTAGACCAGAGCGGCCAATCTCCCCCATAGTGAGCGTAGGAGTATCGTTGCTCCCTGTTTCAAGGGAGATGTTATCTTCTTCCATTCAGCCTCCCCTCTATCTTTTGAATGGGTTGTTCGCAGGGGCGAACGGATTGTGGTATGAGGTATTGAATTGCTTCAAACCATGTGTGATGTTCGGAATGACGATCTTTTGTGCCAGGGCCATAAAGGCATCTGAAGCAGCGTCCACCATGTCATCGTGGCCGTTCTCGCCTTTCCGCTTCTCTCCGTCGAATGCCTCGCACTCACGGTAATAGAAGGAGTTGTCGTAATTGACGTTGTTCTCCTCATCAACGCACGAGTTCTTCAGGATGGATACACCACCATTCATGAGCATCGAGGCGAAGGGGCGAGCACGATCAATCTTCTTACCGGACGTTTTGAATCGCTTAACGAAGAAGCCATGTTCACTCAGGGTCCGAGCCAACATCTCTGAGGCAGACTTGGCCATTGGGTTCGGGTCAATCGGAATGATTAAATCCGTCCCTGGCTTATCATCTGCTGCACACGTAATGATCCAATCTACCCACTGGCCGAAGCGGATGCGGCAACGTCTAACTTCATGAATGAAGTACGTCCCGTCTTTCAACTTCGACATCTTCACGCAAGCGGTATAGTCGGGCGATGGGTTAGCATCAGACTTCAAGGTTCCAGCGAAGTCGAAGGCTCGCACTGTCTTGACGATATCTGTCCAGGCAGGCTCTTCTGTGGCTTCAGCAAACCAATCACGCTTCATGATGCCAGCGTTCGAAGGACGAACTTTCCAGTTCCCGTACAGCAGGCGTTGCACGTCAACTTCGTTGTTCGCCTTCAGGCGGCTTACATAGCCCGGATCGTTTTCCAGCAGGACAGGGTTGTCGTAGCAGGTCGCGGAGATGAAGGTGAATGTCTGGATACCCGAGTCAGGCCCACTGCCGTAAATCGCTTCCAGCTCCTCCCTGGTATCGGACCAGATGTAGTCGCCGCTCTGCACTACGAAGTAGCGAACAAAGCCGTCTTTGGATTGATCAGGAAGTCCTTCTGGCTGCAAGTACCACTCGATCCAACTGCAAATTACGCTGTCCGGATCAGGGTTACAGGTCAGAATCATCTGGGTTGGACTTGCAGAACGAGAAGAACGCAGACGTGTTCTTAAGTACTCGATCTGAGTCTGAGTAAAGTGCGTAGCTTCGTCAAACAGAACGAAGGAGTATTCCTTACCCTGATGCTTGTACTTGTCTTTTTCGTGCTCCAAGTAGGAGAACGTCACAGTACCGCCAGAGGGGAAGGTGATTCGCATCTTCTGTTGGTGAATTTTTACTGGGCTGCGTCCCTTAGCATCCTTCGGGTACAGCTTGGGATACATCTCGACAGCACGGTCCCAGAGGTCTTCAAGTTCCTTGGTGGTCTGTCGAAAGATCACACCCCGGAAGTAAGGATCGTTTCGATACTTCAGCGGGTAGAGCAAAGCAATGTGACTTTTACCCGAGCCAGCAGCGCCGCCGATCACAGCAATATCCGCCGTGATGTTCAGCATTAGCTGCTGCTTGTCGCTCGCTGGCCCGATAAACTCAACCTTCTTTGCGAATGGTGGGTTACCGGTTGTCATTGGTGCCTACTTATTCAGTGGCTTCCATGTATTCCTTGGTCATCTTGTCTCGCTCGCGGCCTTTCACACCAACAGCAGCACAAACCTTGCGGAAGTCTGCCCAGCTCAGTTCTTCAAGCTGTTCTTTGGTGTAGGAGAACTGGGCAACGTCAATGCCGTAGCAGTTCAGATGAGCTGTAGACTTCCAGAGCCAATCGTCTTTATCGGCAGGGCCTTCAACGTAGAGGCCAACACGCATCGGGAAAGAGCGGATATACGGAAACTCAGTGGAATCAACTCGTGCTCCCTTGAGGATTGCGCCTTCAAGTTCGTTCACGAATACAACTGGATCAGCAGCGGTCAAAGTGATCTTCTGCTTAACTTGTCTAACCGGCTTAGCCGATTGTTCTTCTTTTGTTTTCTTGGCTGGCTTCACTACAACTTCGGTGGTTAGCTCAGCACTTGCTTGTTCAGTCATGTTTTCTCCTTACATGGTAAGTGGGTAGTTGGTGATGTCGATGTACAGCATCCACGCTGTATTGAATCTCTCCGACGTAAACGGCTCGTTATAGCCACGAGTGTCGTTGTGGACGTAGTACCCGCCATTGAAGCCGATACCGAACTCTCGCTCCATCCACGTCACCTCAGCACCAAGAAGTTCGTCAGGGAATACACTTTGTCCACAGGCATTACTGAGGCACGCAATCCGCTTTCCGGGGATCGAGACAGTACTGACTGAGTTGGTTCCTTGTGGCACCATTTGCCGCATCCCTTCAACCCGCAGGTAATACCCGCCTGAATCGAACGCTAGGCCGCCGTCTGGCTTGAAGACTTGGAAGCCATAGTGCAGGCTAATGGGCGTTACCAGATCAAAGATGAAGTAGCGGACAGTCCCGTTCGTCACCATGAAGTGAAACGTGAAGTTACTGCCGGACACTTTCCTGTCTGTCATAATCGCTTTGGGTGTACTGCTGTCCGCAGACAGGAAGCACATTGGATTCACGCCAGAGACAGTTACCGTAGCAGTGGTAAAGAAAGTGCTGCTGGTTCCCAGGATCGTACCAGCCTTAGTCAACACATGGTTGGAGAAGGTTGAGTCAATCTGGATGTTGTTACCAGTGTTGAAGACTTGTAAACCTACGGGCATCAGTACACTCCATACAGCACAGTGAAGTGTCGTGCATCGTTGTCAGCCACGCCCAGAGAAGTCCACGTAATAGAACTGCCACTCCTCTGGAAGTTAGGGTTGCAGTACGTCTGGTTGTTCGCTGTAGCGCCTGTACGCAGTGGAATCCACCACGGGAGGGCTGTGCCCAGGCTCACCCACTCAGGTACTGTGAAAGAGCCGTTAACGGTTGCTGGGACGAATTGTCCGGTGTAGCGGGTCAGGCGGTCGTCGGTGAAGAAAACTTGCACTCCGCTTGCGTTGAATACTTCCAATCCTGCTGGCATATGCTTCTCACCTCACAGCGCGTAGATGGTCGCGTGAAGGAAGTTGCTCCAGGGAGAAGAGGGCGTCTGGGGTGGCAGATTCATCGTCCTCTGCCTGAGCGTCCGCCATTGCCATTGCACCATCGCGGTCCTTCAGTCCGTTCAGCTCCAGCTCCTCGCTCATAGCGGCCTTGGAGACGGTTACAGTCGTTGTTACGACCCACTTAGAGGTGTTCACCACCTCCTTATCAATCTCTTCGCCACGGACGCTTTTGGCGATGTTTGCGAGGGCATCTGGGTTGAGCTTCAGCAGTTCAGCTTCAGTCTTACGCAACTTGCTCTTCTTGAGCTTGTTGGCTTTCTGTTCTGGGGTTTCTTTCGGGCGTCCTTGTGGATTCAGGGACGCACCACCTTTTTGTAGGTTGGGATTGCCAACTGGCTTGGACATATTTCCTCCGGAAACGAGAAAACCCGCAATGAGCGGGTTCTGAGAATTTAAGAGGGAGTGATCAAGCTCCCTACCTCTCACGTAATGTGCAGAGGATTTCAACGCCCCTTGCGGGTACTCATGGTCCTTCGTGATAGAATCGAACTACCGTAGCCACCGTGTAAGGATGGCGTTCTCCCATTGAACTAACGAAGGGAAATTGGAGCGGGTAGGGAGAGTCGAACTCCACTCTCTACGGCTTGGAAGGCCGAGGACACACCTCGTGCTTACCCGCTTTATTTGGTGCCACCAGCAGGCATCGAACCCGCGACCTGACGCTTACAAGGC